GCAACTTCCGCGACGTGCGAGGCGTGATGCGGCACGCATTCGGCCACGACATCCAGGCGGCGGGGCTCTCGACCGTCGACATCAGCGGCATCCTGTCGAACGTTGCCAACAAGTTCCTGCTCGAGGGTTTCTTCTCCGTCGAGCGCGTCTGGCGGAACATCTGCGCCGTCCGTAACGTCTCGGACTTCAAGACCGTGACCAGCTACCGGCTGATCGGCACCGACCAGTACGAGCAGGTCGGCCCTGGGGGCGAACTCAAGCACGGGACGCTGGGCGAGGAACAGTACACCAACAAGGCCGACACCTACGGCCTGCTCCTCGCCATCGACCGCAGGGACATCATCAACGATGACCTGGGCGCGATCACCACGGTGCCGAGGAAGCTCGGGCGTGGGAGCGGCCTGAAGATCAACGATATCTTCTGGGCCATCTTCCTCGACAACAGCGACTTCTTCAAGGCGGACAACGCGAACTACATCGAGGGCGCGACCACGGTCCTCGGCATCGACGGCCTGACCGCCGGCGAGGTCGCGTTCATGGACCAGGTCGATTCCGACGGCAAGCCGATCGGCATCATGCCTGCGATCCAGCTCGTGCCGACGGCGCTCTCTGCGATGGCGACACAGCTCCAGAAGTCGCTGGAGATCCGCGACACCACGGCGAGCACGAAGTACCCGGTCGCCAACCCGCACCAGGGCAAGTTCCGGACGGAGGTCAGCCGGTACCTGTCGAACAGCCACTACACGGGCTACTCGGCGAAGGCGTGGTATCTGCTGGCCGACCCGACCGACCTGCCGGTGATCGAGGTCGCATTCCTGAACGGTCAGGAGTCGCCGACCATCGAGACCGCGGACGCGGACTTCAACGTCCTCGGCGTCCAGATGCGCGGCTACCACGACTTCGGGGTCGCTCTGCAGGACCCGAGGGGCGGGGTCAAGGCCAAGGGTGAAGCATAACCACTGGCTGACAGCTGAGGACCGATAGCTGACAGCCTCTACAAGGAGGATTGACGAATGGCACTCGTAAAGTTCGTGCAGGAAGGCGCGTCGATTGACTACACACCGGGCGTGGCGGTCGCGGCGGGCGACGTGGTCGTGCAAAACGACCTCGTCGGCGTGGCGAAGCGTGACATCCCGGCCAGTGAACTCGGCGCTCTCGCGGTGACGGGCGTGTTCGACTTCCCGAAGGACACCGGCTCCGCCTCGGCCATCGCGGCGGGGAAAAAGGTGTACTGGGATGAGGACGAGGAGGTCGCGACCGAGACGACCGGCGGGAACACGTACCTCGGCAAGACGGTCAAGGCGGCGGCAGCCGACGACGAAACCGTCCGGGTGCGGGTGAGCCAGTAACTGAAGTCACGGGCAGGTGGTGAACGGATGATCCCACAGCGACTCCACTTCATCTGGACAGGCCCAGAGCCGATGCCGGCCTGGGCGGAGGCGAACCTCGAACGGTTCCGAGAGCTGAACCCGGAGTTCGAGGTCGCCGTCCACGGCGAGGGTGCGCTTCTGCCGAAGTACGAGCCGATCTACCGGCAGCTCGAGTGCGCCAGCAGCCGGTCGGACCTCCTGCGCTACTCGGTCCTCCAGCAGCACGGCGGCTGGTACTTCGACCTCGACTTCTATCCAATGCGCCCGCTGGCCGACGCCGTTCGTGCCTACGAGTTGTCGGGCGACACGATGTTCGTCTCGCGTCAGGCCGGGCAGAAGAACCCGGCTCTGGTCTATGCGAACGCGCCGCTCGCCGCAGAGACCGACTGGGCGGGTTGGGAGTTGATCGACGAGATCATCCTCTCTGGGAAGCCGCCTTATGGGCGGACGGCGTTCGGCCCGGAACTGATCCGCCAAGCGGTCCGGAAGCGACCGCGTCTCTTCACCGTGTCCGACGCCGCTTGGTTCTTCCCCGCGCCGCAAGCACAGGCTCGGCGCGTCTGGGAGGCGCTGAATAATGCGGGCGACAGCCGCTATGCCCGGCGCCTGTGTGCGGGAACAGGCGGCCAACTCCCGTTCGCCATGCACCTGTGGGCGAACGGGTCGCCCGATCTGCCTGTGCCGCGCAAGGTTCTGGCCGAACTCGACGGGAACCCCGACGGGCCGTTCGCCGGGCGCCGCGCGTGCCTGGCGGCGCTGCCGGTTCAATGGAACGACACGACTCAGCCGTTCGGTGCCGTCGCGCAGGGCTTGGCGGCCGCCGGGTTCAGCGTCGTTGTGGCCGATCTCGATGATGCGGCCGAGGAACTTGTGACGAGCGACCTGCTCGCGCTCTGGAACGGGCGGAAGAGCACCTACGCCAAGCTCGCGGGGTCCGCCCGCCGGTTCGGGCTGCCCGTGCTCGCGGTCGAACACGGCTTCTTCGACCGCCGGGCGCACGTGCAGATCGACCACGAGGGCATTCTGCACTGGGCCTCGTGGCGCCGTGAACTGAAGAATCCAGCGCCGGCGGACGGGGCCGAACGCTTGGCGCGTGTCTGGCCGCGCCCGCTCGAGCCCTTTCGGAAGCGTGACGGATACGTCCTCGTGATCGGTCAGTTGCGCGGCGACTCGCAACTCGCCGAGTCCGAGATCACGATCCCGGCGGACCTCGAGCGGCTCGTGGGGCGGTCGCTCCCGAATGGGACGCAGGCTGTGTTCCGCCCGCATCCGAAGGCGCGGCGGCAGAAGTCGAACCACCTGCCGCTCTGCAAGGCGGCGACGCTCGAAGAAGCAGTCCGGGGCGCCCGGTTCGCCGTGATGGTCAACTCCAACTCTGGGAACGAGTGCCTCGCCCTCGGCTGCCCCGTCCTGTGCTTCGGGCCGGCGCTGTACGCGATGGCGGGCGTGGCGCGTCAGACGAACGTCAAGACGTTCCGGAAGGACCTCACCGAGATGACGAACGGCCAGCATCCCGACGAGTCGGCCGTCCGGAACTACCTCCACTGGCTCGCGTGCCGCCAGTGGAACGCCGACGACCTGGCCGACGGGCGCGTGCTGGCGGAACTGGCGCGGAGGGCGTTCGCGTGAGAGACCTACTTGAGACCGGCGCCGCCTTCCTCGACCGCGTGCGGAAGAGCGATCTGGCCCGAATGGTGACCTACGTTCGTGGTGAACAGTCCGTCGAGATCGCCGCGACCGTCGGAAAGACAACCTTCCCGGTCGACAACGGAACGGCCGTGCCGCTCTCGTTCGAGACCCGCGACTACATCGTCAGCGCCGCCGACCTGGCGCTCGGCGGCGAGCGGACGCTGCCGGAGCGTGGTGACCGCGTCCGCGACGAAATCGGCGACGTGGTGCACGTGTACGAGGTGATGGCGCCGGGCCGCGAGAACCACTACCGGCTGTCGGGGCCGGAGGAGAACATCCTCAGGATTCATACCAAGCTCGTGGATACGGAGTAACCGCATATGCCGAACGGACAGTGCCCGAAGGGCGTGGAGAACGAGCAGCGGATCGTGGCGTTGGAGCGTGACGCCGCCGAACTCAAGACGGCCATCCACGAGATCCGCGACAAGCTGCTGGGGCGGCTGCCGAACTGGGCGACGGTCGTCATCACCCTGCTGACGTCGCTGGTCGTCGGCATGGCCGTCGCACTGCTCAAGGCGTAGGAGCTCACAAGGATGACGACGCTCACCGAGATCGCCGAGGCCGTGAAGGACGAGCTGAACGGGCACGACTTCAGCCAGGAGTTCGAGGCCGTGCGGCTCTACCAGCCGCTCTTCGAGCTGCCGGAGATGAAGACGCTGCACGTGACCGTCGTATCCCGGGGCGTCGAGATGCAGGTGTCGAGCCGGACGCTTGTCCAGCACGACTACGGGATCGACGTGGCCGTCCAGAAGAAGTTCGACACCGACGAGGCTGTCGAGCTCGATCCGCTGATGGCGCTGGTCGAGGAGATCGCCGACTTCTTCCGGCTGCGTCGGCTGGAGGCGGCGCCCGAAGCGGCCTGGATCAAGACCGAGAACAACCCGGTCTACTCGCAGGAGCACATGGAGCAGTTTCGGCAGTTCACGAGTGTGGTGACGTTGACGTTCCGCGTATTGAGGTGAGAGAGAATGGGCTTCATCAGGAAGTGGATTCAATCGCTTAGCGTCCCCGTGGATGAGACGACGGGGGCCATCCGCGTCAAGGCCGACCTGGATGTTACGCCCGATATCGACATCGGCGACGTCCACCTGCTCGACACGGAGGATACGAAGATCGATCCCGCCACGTCCGCCAGGCAGGACGAGGTCATTGCCGGCGTGGCAAGTGGGCTGCCCGTGGCGTTCCAGACCGACGCGGAGGGCGCGGATGCGTATGCGACGGTTGTCACGGCCCCGGACCGCGTGTGTCACTACGCCCGCATTCAGCTTGACGCGGGCCACGATGCCATCGTGTCGCTGGATGGCGGCACCACCGACCACCTGTTCGTCAAGGCGAATTCGCAGGAGGCCCTTGCCGGCCTGACGATCGGCCCCGGTGCGAGTATTCAGGGCAAGAATGCGGCAGCCGGCGACAACTACACGAACCTGCGCGTCACGGTGTGGTGAGGAGAAGCGGATGGGACACATAACCGACCTGGTGCCCAGAGAGCTCCCGCGAACGGGCCAGAAGATATCCTACGCCGACGGCGACGACGGGTACTTCAGGGCCGGCTGGCCCGGGGCGACCGTGTCCCAGCAGTGGCGAGACAACGGCGACGGGACCCTCACGCACTTCGCCACAGGCCTGATGTGGGTGAAGCGTCCTGATCTGATGATCACTGGTGCCACCGGCGTTCATCCGACGAATCAGATTCAGGCGGCAAGGGGCAACTGGGCTTCGGACACGGCCTACGTCAAGGCCGATATCGTCTATGACGCCGTCGGCGGGGGTTGGTGGATTTGCGTCGTGGGCCACACGTCCAGTTCCGGGGTATTCGAGGACGACCGTGAAGCGTACTGGAGGACGGCCGAGCCGTGGCGTGGGAACGCAAGCAACCTGAATCTGTGGTGGTACGATTCAGACTGGTACGACGCCGTCGCGGCCTGTCATAACCTCGAGTACGCGGGTTACGATGACTGGCGGCTGCCAAACTTCCACGAGTTCATGTCGCGCCTGACGGACATCGGGATGGCGACATATCCCAACTACCATCATGACGCGTTGTTCTCTCCGATTACGACCACCGCGTATTGGACGTCCACGACGCCGCCTGTCTCCAGCACCAATGCACTGGCCGTATCGGTGGCGAACTTCACTTACCCACAGGTGTTTCTTTTTTCCAAAGCATTCGAAGAGGTCTGGACGCATCCGGTTCGCGGCGGGGTCATAGGAGGGTGATGATGAGTCCCGAACTGAGCAAAGCGGACGTGGAGATCGGCAACAACGGAATCAACGTGACCCATCCCAGCGGAGTCAAGGTATTCCATCGGAAGATGGACATCGAGCTTCACATCGCACGCGAGATGCACGACATCCAGAGGCGCCAGGAACAACTGGACGCATTCAAGAAGGAGTATCTGGACAAGGTCAACGCGGCACCGGGACCGGTGGCCGAGCTGGTATCTCCGGGGGCGGGGCGATGACAGACGATTGCGAACTGGATTGCGGAGCAGAGCGTGGTCGGGATGAAGGTGAAGACCCGGAGCGATGTCAAGAAGGTGCTGGCCAAGGTCAAGCGCGCCAACATCGAGAGTCTGGGCCACGCCGGCGGCACGATCCGAAAGGTCGCGCGGCACAGTATCCGCAGGAGCCCGAACCCGTCGGCGCCCGGCACGCCGCCGCACACGCGAAAGGGCCAGCTCCGCCGCTCGGTCCTATACGCGGTCAAGAAGGACAAACAGAGCGTCGTGGTTGGCCCCGACGTCGCCCTGGTCGGCACGTCGGCGGCCGCGCACGAGTTCGGCGGGCGGTTCCGGAAGGAACGCTACGACAAGCGCCCGTTCATGGGGCCGGCGCTGGCGCAGACACGCGCGAAGCTGCCCCGGCACTGGGCAGGATCAGTGAGATAAGGAGATAGACAATGTCGGTCAAACTCGGAATGGACGCGAAGCTGTACCGGAACGACGGGACCTACGAGGTCCCGGACTGGGTCGAAATGACGAACGTCAAGGACCTCACCCTCAACAACGAGAAGGGCGAGGCCGACGTGACCACCCGCGCCAACAACGGCTGGCGGGCGACCGTCGGCACGCTCAAGGACGGCAGCATCGAGTTCGAGATGGTGTGGGACACCGACGACGAGAGTTTCACGGCAATCCAGGAGGCGTACTTCGGCAACACCTCCATCGAGTTCGCGGTGATGGACGGCGACATCGATATCGTCGGCTCGCAGGGGCTCCGGGCGACGATGTCGATCATGTCCTTCAGCCGGAACGAGCCGCTGGAGGAGGCGCTGACCGTCAGTGTGACGGCCAAGCCGACCTATGCCGAGCACGCGCCCGATTGGCTGGATGTGGAGGGGTCCTGACATGGCGGACTTCCGTGACAACGAGGGCCGCACCTGGCTGGTGACGGTCACCACGACGACGCTCAAGCGGGTCAAGTCGCTGCTGGACGTCGACCTGGGCAGGATGGCCGCCGACGGATCGCTCTACAAGGTTCTGGCCGACGACCCCATCCTGCTTTGCGATCTCCTGTACGCGATCTGCAAGCCGGAGGCGGACGCGCGCGACGTCAAAGACGAGGACTTCGGGCGCGGCTTGGCCGGCGACGCCATCGACGATGCGACGACGGCGCTGATGGAGGGCCTGATCGATTTTTTCCCGAAGGGCCGCCGGGAGCTGCACCGGAAGGCCCTGGCGAAGTTCCGGACGCTCGAGCAGAAGGCGATCAAGAACGCCGAGGACCGGATCGAGAGCGACGAACTCGAC